TGTGATGGCATGTTTCTTTTTTGTCAATCGTGGCAAAGTAACGGATATTAAAACAAAGGAGGAATAATGAAAGCAAAGTATTTTAAAAAGATAAGAAACCAAGTTAAGTGGTATAAGGTATCATACAGAGATAATTTGTTTTTTGATTTTAGAGATGAAAAAGAGATATTGGCTAAATCTCCTGAAAATGCTTGTGTCAGATACCATAAACGTACTGGATGTTTTGTTAACAAATATAATCCTAACCATATCACACAATATAGCGAATGTCTTTCAAGGTTCAAAGTATGTATAGGTAAGAAAGTAATGTATTTCGATTAAATATGAAAGCAAGAATAAAAAGAAAAATACAAAAACGACCATTTTTATATAATGTAGGACAAGTTTTTAAGGCTTGTGATTGGATTATTACCATCCAGCGTGGAAATATGGTTTGGCGTAGGTATCGTTCATTTGGTACTATTATTAAATCAGAATATTAAATATGAAAGCAAGAGTAAAATCAACAGGGGTTTTGGTGGATGTAATTCCGAAAACAAATACCAATGCGTTACATAGTGGAGATAACATATATGTATGTGATAATATGGTATTCAGAGAGTGTGAACTTGACTTTTTAAATCTTGGAAATTCAGCTATCGACTGGGAACAGCGTAGATACGAATTGGCAAAAGACATTATTAAAGTTGTTATAGCAAACGACTATGGTGTTAATTCTGAGGTAGTCGCTAAATATTCGCTTAATTGCGCTGATGCCCTAATTAAAAGACTAAAGGAGGAGAATCATGGATAGTGTAGAGACACAAACCTTTTCCATTAGAGGGGATGGAGGTGGAGAAGCATATATTAACTTTTGCGACGGCCAATTATGTGTTTCAGTTGTCATAGAAGATAAACAGGCAGATTTTTACTTTGATCCTGTTACGTTAGGGATGTTTGCCCATGCTTATAAATTACATTGTGAAGAGTGTAAAGAGTGTAAAGGAGAATAACAATGAATGATTTGACATAATAAGATTAAAAAATAAATAAAATGACAATACGGGATTTAGCGCATTTGTTGCTTACTGCGCAAGATATAAATAGAGAGGTAATGATAGTCAAAGACGGATGCTATAGCGATATCACGAATGTTAGATTTGAAAACGGAATTTTTTTGATTAGCGCAAGCGGATATTACAAAGATAGAGTTACCGTAAACACGACTATCGAAGTTAAATCTCCATACAAAGAAGAACCGAAAATATTTTAGTGTATGATACAGGAAGAATTTGTAACATTAGAAACTGCTAAACTGCTTAAAGAGAAAGGGTTCAAGGAAAGAAAATATTTCATAGATGTTTCCACTTTGCATCATTGTTATAAATACCTATCTGTTCCTCCGCAATCCGTCGCCCAAAAGTGGTTACGTGAAACCAAAAATATTCATATATGTGTATATAACTGTGCTTGTGGCTATGGATACGAAATATCTAAAGCTGACAATGGAACTCATATAACTAGTTCTGTTTATGAAGGACCTAATGATGGTGGTGAATGGGACACTTATGAAGAAGCACTTGAAACCGGATTACAGGAAGCATTAAAACTTATATGATTATGAAGAAGATATTTTTCAACGATAAATTAGGATTAACCCAAGCGGTATTGGATGGGAAAAATACTCAAACAATATGATACAACAAGGAACAAAATTTGGAAGATTAACAGTGATAGGAATCAATCACAAAGGGAATGATAGGAAATATTATTACGATTGTATTTGCGATTGTGGAACTCATTGCGTTGTTCGTTCTAATGCCTTAACTACAGGTAATACGAAATCTTGTGGGTGTCTTATTAATGAGAGCAAAAACATTAAGCATGGATTGAAAAATACAAGGCTATATCGTATTTGGTCTGGGATGAAGTCAAGATGCTATACAAAAAGCAATCCTGCATACGATAGATATGGCGGTCGTGGTATATCAATGTGCCAACAATGGAAGAAAGATTTTACTGCATTTTATAATTGGTCTATGGACAATGGATATTCAAAAGAACTATCCATAGACCGAATAAATAACAATGGTAACTATGAGCCTTCTAATTGTCGTTGGGCTACTCCAAAAGAGCAAAGTGACAATAAACGATGTAACATTCTTATAACCATTAACGGAACAACATTAGATTTGCAACAATGGTGTGATAAATAGGAATTAAGAGAAGTACTGTTAATACAAGGGTTAAAATGTGTGGATGGACTTACAAAAAAGCACTCTCCACACCAGTAAGGAAACATAAAGAATACAAGGTCAGATGAAAAGAATATTATTTAATCGTAAATTTGGGTTATTAGATGCTGTTTTGAACCGTCATAAAACGCAAACAAGGCGTATTTGTTTAGACCAAATTAACCCCACCGCCAATAAACCGAAATGGCATATTGGTGAGGTAGTGGCAATATCCCAGCCGTACAAAGATATATTAAGTTATGCGTATTGTGGCAAATACGAATTAGACAAATTGACACATACAAAAGGATGGAGTAATGCTATGTTTACAAAAGCCGACCTATTGCCCCACCACATTGAAATTACCGGAATCAAGGTTGAACGCCTACAGGACATTAGCGATGAAGATTGCTTGAAAGAGGGGATATATGAAGATTCGGGTGATGATAATTTTCCACCATCCATATTTTATGAATTTGAGGGAAACAAAGACGATGGATTTGATACTCCACGTGAAGCCTTTGCCGACCTCATAGATAAAGTATTAGGAAAGGGTATTTGGCTAAATAATCCATACGTTTTTTGTTATTCATTTAAACTGATAGACTAATGAGATTAAAACCTTTTAAATCGAGAAAAAACAAAGATATAACGAATTAAGACCTATGTTGAACGGAAAAAGATATTGATTATGCCACTGTTTATTTGTAGCAAATGTGGTTGTGTTGAGAATACAGCCACATCGGATTATTGGCCTGTTGTACATAAAATCTTTCCCATAGAGTATGATGCAAGCATAAAGGAGTTTGAAGGAAAACCGTTGTGCTCGGAGTGTGGAAGATTGATATTTGACAGTAAAGGGGAAAATCCGCGTATGATACCGGGGAAGTGGCATGGGAAATTTCCCAAAAGACAAGCCACTGATGCTGAAAAGAGAATGGTAGATAGGAATGGCAGGTTTTAAAAAGAGAAAGGGATGCCTGCAACATTCCTTGAAAGCTACATCAACGAGCTTAAATCATTGATTGACGATGTATATCGGAAAGCGAAAAGTGGAAAAAAGAAAGTTAATCCTGTGAATGAGCTTAAACTTGAATTTTAGCAATGAATTTAGGGTACTTTTAGGGTACATGAATTAAATGGTATGTTTTTTGTTTTATTCATATTTTCTGTAACTTTGAATTGTAATGATCCCGTGTAAAGGAGCGCGGTACGTTCTTCGGACGAAAAGACTTTTATGAAAAAGAAACTTGTAATAAATAGAGAAAAATTTTGCCACTATTATATAGAAACGGGTAACGCATCAGAGGCGTATCGGAAAGCTTATCCGTGCAGTGTGAATTGGAAGGACGGAACTGTGCGCAAACGTGCGTTTGACCTTCTTAAAAATTCAGATGTGGCCTCCCGGTTGAATGAGCTTCAGGTTGAGGCTTGCGAGAGGTTTGATATGAAGAAGGATGATGTGCTTCGCTTTCTTGCAAGCGTGGTGAATGTTGATCCGATAGATCTGCTGTCCTCTGGTAAAGATACATATATGGTAAAGTCTGTTGAGAATATTCCGAAATCCGTCCGTCTATGCATACAGTCAATTAAGAACACTCAATATGGAGTGGAGATACGGCTATACAGCAAGATAGCCGCCATTACACAGATAAGCAAGATGCTTGGATGGGATGCTCCGGTAAAAAGTGATGTCAGTACTAATGTGCGCATGATAATTGGGGACGAGTGATGATAGAGATGGTATTCTCACATAAGTTGTTCAATCCTCTGTTTTGGCATATCCGTAAGGCTATGCATGACAAGAATATCAGGTACATTATAAACAGAGGTGGTTCTTCATCGGGAAAATCTGTATCTACGACACAGGCTGTGTTGTTGTCTGTATTTTCTTGCGAAGGTTCGGCTCTTGTTGTAAGAAAAGTGGGAGCTAGTCTGAGGAATACAGTGTATGAAGAGTTTAAGACCCAACTAAAGGCTCTTCAACTGAGTCAGTTCTTTGTGCCTAAGGAAAATAATATAACTTGTGTAAATGGTTGTAAAATTGACTTTACAGGGCTTGATGATCCTGAAAAAATAAAGTCTATCACTGGATATCGTTGGATAGTGATGGAAGAAGCAACCGAGTTCGAATATGAAGATTTTACTCAGATACGTTTCCGTCTTAGAGGTAAGGAAGGGTTGCAGATAATATGCAATTTTAATCCTGTATCTGAGGATTCATGGATTAAAACGAAAATTCTTGATACTTATGAATGGGACGATCTTCCAAATGAACTATATGGCGAAGTGAAAAATCCTCTTACTAAAAGTTCTTTGCCAAAGGCATACAGCACAATATTAGGGAAACGGGGTTGCAAACCTAGAATGATCGCCAATGAACGTACAGGAAAGCTGGAAAAGTACCCATCGGATACAATAGAACTGCATTCGTCTTATAAAAATAATTTTTGGGTGGTTGGTTCTCCGGACGGTAAATATGGATATTATGACAGGCAGACAATATCCAATTATCAATGGTACAAGGAACATGATTACAACTATTACCGGGTATATGCGCTGGGTGAATGGGGTAGTATTAAGACGGGGGGTGAGTTTCTATATGCTTTCGATTCTAATAGGCATATTAAAACAACACGATATATCAAGGGACTTCCTGTGCATATTTCTATTGATAACAATGTTCTTCCCTATATTTCGATTTGTTTTTATCAAGTGGACGGAAGTCATATAAGGCAGTTTAATGAGATATGTGCCGGTGATCCCTTTAACACAGTAACGCATGCATCTCGGATGGCTGTTGATTATCTGCGGTCAATCAGATACAATGATATGCTGTATTTATATGGTGACGCTTCAACAAGGAATGGGAATACTATAGATGATGAAAAGAGGTCATTCCTTGACAAGTTCGTAGAAGGGCTGGAAGGTACTTACCATGTCGAAGAAAGGATACCATATTCTAATCCGTCCGTGCCCATGTCTGGTGAGTTTGTCAATTACATGCTTGATGGTGGTTCCGGAATGTGTTTTTCAGTAGATGACGGATGTAAGAATTCAGTTGTTGATTATAATAATGCCAAGAAGGATGTTAACGGTGGAATGTTGAAGACGAGAGTTAAGGATAAGGTTACGGGGCAGTCTTATGAGAAGTACGGGCACATTTGCGACTGCTTACGTTATATTACCGTATGGGTGTTTAAGGATGAATATACTCGTTTCTCCTTAAAAAGAAAACGAAGTAAAATTAAGCAGGAAAATAAAGATATGAGATATTATGATATATCTAAAAATATTCAGGGGACAAGACTTGTATATGTTCTTCCCGAATATGCCGGAAAGTTTATTATGGTTTCATGTTATGTAAATGAGCGAATATATATCGATAATGTGACATATATAAGTTCATTTGATGAAAATGTTCTTCTGTCATTTTTAGAAGGGATATCTCCTGCGGAGATCTTGTTTGAAAGTGAAAAAAATTATTTTCCTATAGCACGGGGCTTAAGGGATAGATATGATGTCAGAATCATACATAAAAATATGGGAGCAGACGCTAGGATATCTGCTTTTTTGGATTTTATCAAAAATAATGTGATGTTCCGTTCAGACTATGACAAGATACCGCAATACAATGAGTTTATGGATGGAGTATTGGACTATAATGGTTCAGATGATTGCGCTGCAATTTATTCTGTAGCAGCACTGTCTTATTACGTATCGAAAAAATATAATATATAATTGGTATATTTTTAAGATATATCAAAACTTTGGCAAAAAAATATCGGATGTTGTACAAAAAATGTTGGTCTTTTTTTAATATGGGTATTTTTAGAGTATATAAATTGGAAGTTTATTATTTTAATTTATATTAAACGAAAATAATATTTGAATTACTTGTTAATTAATAAATTAATTTGTTCCTTTGTAACAGGCAATTGCCTTCATGGTGTGAAGTTGCACCATATCCACTTTTAGAACGTGATCACTGTGGAGGCAATTGCTGTATTATAACGGCGGTTGCCTTTATTGTTGTATATGAGACACTGGTTTAAGATACCTTCTTTAAAGAAGTCAAATAAGGATATGTATGATGAAGCCACCTATCATGGTAAGGATGATGGGGGTAATTTTATTTATGTACCTAAATGGGTAGAGAGCCTGTTTCCTGGCAATAAAGGAAATATAGATTACGATATGTCTACTGTTGAGGGGAAAGCAAGAGCCTTGCATGAATGTTGGCCGTTTGCAATGGTTCTAGATCATTGCGGAAGAATGATTCAGAACGGAAGATATTACGTGACAGATATGAACGGGAATGAAAAGAGGAGTTTTAAAGATATTGTGACTCTCTTAAATCGTCCAAATATAATACAGAGTGGGCGTTCCTTTATAAAACAGGTTGAGATATCCTTAAAATGTTTCGGATTTTGCCCTATTTATACATTGAGAGCTTTAAAATCCGACCTGCCTAAATCCATGATGGTAATACCTCCCGAATTATTTTATATGGAATCATTCGGTAAAGACCCATTTACTCAGACAGAACTTTCTTCAATTGCTAAAAGGGTATATATACGTTGGGGAGATGTAAATATAGAGCTTGGGGATGAGGAATATTTTGTCATATACGATTCAATAATGGATATTCCAAGCAATAATGGAGGGAAAATTGCCTTCCATTCCCCTGTAGACGCATTATCTTCGCATACGCGAAACTATATGGCTCAACTGATAGGGAGAGGAAATCTTATAGTTAATGGAGGTCCAAAAGGGATATTGTACGGGAATGATACGACTGATGTAGGGAATGCCGCCATTACTCCGTCTGAATCCCAAAAATTGCAGAATGATTTTAAAAGGAAATATGGCATAGTGCATAAGTTGTATGAAATCATGGTGACTCCTAAGAAACTGGGATGGATTACATTAGGATCAAATGCGGAACAATTGAAGCTTCATGAGGAAGATAAGGCGTGTTTGGAGGCGATAGCTCAGACCATAGGTTTTGACGCCAATCTGATTATACAAGGAAGTACTTATGATAACTCTTCTCAGGCAAAGAAAGCGGCATATCAGGATCTTATTATTCCTGACAGTGAATGTATAACAGAGGCTTTGACTAATGCTATATGTAAGGACAGAGCAATAATCAAAATGGACTTTACTCATGTCGCTTGTCTTCAAAAGGACATGAAAGAGTTGGCGGATGCCTTGTCTACAGCCTCTAATGCTATAGCTTCATTGTATAACAACCGGCTGATTACTTTTGAGGAGGCAAGAACTGAGATGTCTAATTTTACAGATATTGATCCGGATAACCCAAAAGGGGAATTTAAAATAGAAATAAATAATGATGGAGACAAGCAAATACAAGGACAGGCTGGGGAAGCAGTATAAATCCTTATCTTTTTATGCAAAGGAGATACAATATGATTCTGGCAGCAGAACTATCAGTGGTTATGCCGCAATTTTCAATAACATTGATAAGTTCGGTGATATGCTCTTGAAAGGATGTTTCTCAAAAAGTATACAGGAGAGAGGTCCGGAAAGTTCTGCTAATGATAAGATTATCATGTTGTGGATGCATGACATGCATGAACCTATAGGACGCATTACGCTTCTGCAAGAAGATGAGAAAGGGCTTTACTTTGAAGCGTCTATTGATGATGTGGAAAGAGGGAATCAAGCGTTGAAACAGCTTGAAAGTGGAACTTTGAACCAGTTCTCTATAGGTTATAGTTATGTATGGGAAAAATGTGAATATGATAGGGAACGTGACTGTTTGGTTGTAAAGGAAGTCATTCTATATGAGATATCCGTAGTGTCCATAGGATGTAACGGGGAAACTGAATATCTTGGTCTGAAATCGGCAGAAGAATATGAAAGTGCGTTGGAATCACTTCCGGTTGAAATAAGTGATGTATGTAAAGGACTTCCAATAAGGAAGAGAGAGGAAGTTCAAACGTTAATAAGAAAAGCGATGTCACTCGCTCGATACAAGCCGGCAGGCAAGCCACTTGATGAAGAGGGAGCCGATAAAAAAATAAAAATATTTACAAAACCTTTAAAACTTAAAGAAGTATGAAATTTGACTTTTTAAGCAAAATTGATTTGTCGGGAATGGATGAGGTTTCCGTGAAGTCATTACAGGCGTTGCAGGACGCAATAAACGCTACTGTAGGTGATTTCATGAACGATACTATCGACAAAAAAACTTTTGAGGATAAATTAAATGAGGTTACTCAAAAGATAGACTCCGAAAAGGAATTGGAAACAGTGCGTAAGGAACTTGGTGAGATGAAAGAGATAATTGTTCGCATGAAGGGTGCAATGCATAAGAATGAAGATGGGGAAACGGTTTTCAAATCTGTAGACCAGCAGATTGAAGAGCAATTGAAGGATTTCATTACTGTAGGCAAACATGGAGAGAAATCCGTGGACTTGAAAACAGCTTGTAAGCAGTCTCCTGGATTCAAGAAAAGCCTTACACTTGTTATGAGCAAAAAGGATGTTGAGCCCTTGAAGAGTACAGGTGTGGCACCACATTATAACATGACAATTGATAGTCAGTTATCTGTTGATCCGCGTTCTCAGACTGTAATCCGTAAATTTGCCAATGTGGCAGCAATATCTACACGATCATTAACTTATGCGGAGTTCAATCCGGGTGAAGAAGAAGCCGAATGGGTTCCAGAAGGCGGTCTTAAGCCTATGATGAGCGGTACATTGTCAGAAGTTACTATCAATGCTGGCAAAGTGGCTCTTGGCACAAAAGTAACCGAAGAAACATTATCTGATTTGCCTCAGTTGGTTGCGGAGGTTAGGGCTGAGATTATCAATCGTATTGGTTTGAAAGAAGAAGAAGGTATTCTGTCTGGTACTGGTTCTGGTGGTCAGATTAAAGGGATTGGGAGTGATATACCTACATTCTCCTTGATAACTCTGAAAGTAGATAAGCCCAACACTTATGATGTTATTGTTGGTATGTATACACAGATTGTGTCAATGTCCAATATGGCTTATCGCCCAAACCTTGTGCTCATGCATCCTCTTGACTATGCACAAATGCAGTTGACTAAGGATGTTAATGGGCAATATCTTCGTCCTTTCCGTATTGGTGATGAACTGATTCAAGGTCTGAGAGTGGAAACCAGCACTGCGATCAAACAAGGTGATATTTGGGTTGGAGATTTTAACTATCTTAACATCCGTGATGTATGGGTCCTTACCATTACACTTGGGTGGGAAAATGATGATTTCACTAAAAATATGGTGACTATCCTTGGTGAGAAACGATTGATGGTTTATATCAAAAAACAATATAAAACAGCTTTTGTCAAGGATAAGATTTCAACCGTTATTGAAGCTATAACCCCCGTCGCTGTCGGCGGATAAATTTATATATGCTATGAAGGTAAATTTGACTAAAACTTATGAGGTTGAGTTCGCAAAGGACGGAGCTTCTTATAAAAAAGGTGATAAGGTAAGTGTTAATATGTTACTTGCAGCTAAGTTCTTCCAAGATGGGCGTGTTGCCACCGTTCCTACGGAATTGATAGAGGACGCTAAGAAAATCGGTGCTGAAGACTTGTTCAATAAAAAGAAGAACCTCAAAGATATTGTGTAATGTTAGTGGATTATACTTTTTTTCAAGGAGGTATTCTTGATATTGAGGGTGCTGTATTGAATATACATACTCCCTCTGAGACTAATAAGGCGATAGTTGACAGCCTTCAAGGCTTTGTAATGCAATATGAGTCGGAATATCTGGGAAAACTCCTTGGAGAGAAGTTGTATGAGGAATTCTCATCATATATTGCCAACGAAGGGAAAACGAAGGAAAAAAGATGGGATGATCTTATAGCGCGTCTTGTCGTGAGATATAGTGATGGTGATAGTGAGGTTTCCAAATCCCCTATTGCCAACTATATATATTTTCATTATTTGAGACATAATCATGCACAGGCAACTATTACAGGTGTGAAGGCTGACGAAGATGACGGCCGTCTTGTAAGTCCAGAAAGGAAAATGATATTCGCATGGAATGACATGGTAAGAATGAATATCAGACTTGTGAGGTGGCTTAAATCAAATAAAGCGGACTATCCGGATATCGCCACCGATTTCGAATTGTTGGAAACAATTAATTCTCTTGGAATATGATAATCGATATAATATCAGATGTATGTGCTTCCTTGTCAAAAAGAATGGATCAACAGATAAATTACATATATGGTGACAGTTCTTATATAAGGGAAACACTTCTTCTTCTTGGGAAAAGCAGGGTGACAGCATTGGGAAAATTCCCAATGATAGGGCTGTATGTTCCCTTAGACGAGGAAAGGGATAGTGAGGATTATTTTTGTAAGGCATCTGTAAACATAATAATCGCTACCAATACATTGGAAAAGTATACAAATGAACAACGTCGTGAGATATCTTTTGAAGGTATTCTTCGACCTTTGTATTACGGATTCATAGAAGAGTTAAAAAAATGTGATAAATTTGATTTCGGTTACTCCGGTATTGTAAGCCATACATATTCAGAAAATTATAGTTTTGGAAGACGTGGTGCTGTTGATGTTGACGGTAAGGAAGTTGGCGAAAAGATAGATGCTATTGAAATAAAGAATTTGGATTTAACAGTTAAAAATCAGAATTGTTATGCGAACAGATATTAGAGAGTGCGGCAGCACGTCCGGATTTAATACTGGAATGAATTACTGCCCCCTGCAACCGGACAAGGTAGCAGGTGTTATATTGGTCATTCATGGCAAAAAACTGCCAAAGGAACTGACTGCTGATGCTTTGGAAGAGGCTTGTCATGCTGATTATCCGGACAGAATTTATCCTATTACAGGATTTTCGGAATATGCGGTAAGCGGTGGTGAACCCAATACATCGGAAAATGGTTATGCCGGTTCGGAAATAACGGGCTATTCGGCAAGGACGGATACATTCACGTTGCGTAAGTTTAATCTAGCTTTACAAGCTAATCTTGTAGCCAACAAGGATACATTGTTTGATATGTATGTTTTTGACAAGAATAATGTTATCTACGGAGAGGATGACGGAACAGACGAGCTTGCAGGATTCGATTTGTCAGGGGTTTACCCTACAGGGCAGACTTATGACTCAAGCGGACAAAAGGCTTATCTTGCGTTTAATGCAATGTATTCCGATACGGAGAAGATGATGAAAAACATGTCTGTAAAACAATCGGGTGTAAATTTGGAAAATGTTCTCAAGGGATTGAATTATGTTGAATTTGTAAAAATGACATCTCCTGAGAATACATATAAACTCGTGGATCACTATGACCGCACAGACCTTACTGCATATTATGGCGCTGTATTGTCTGAGAAGGCTTCAACAGTCGTTTCTGGTGCGTCAGCACTGGAATACAGTAACGGTGTGCTTACAGCGACAGGAGGTGTACCGGTGCTTAAATCTCCTTCTATTTTACAGACTAATGGGGTCATTGGGATTGAACAATGGGTACAATGAGAATTAATGGAGTCACATTTATAGAGTCCGAGGTGGCCAAACTTTCATTGGATGAGTTTGTCGCTCAGAATATAGATGTATTCTGGAAGGACATTTCTAGAGAAAGGCGGAAATCAAGGCTGGTTTCCGTATATAATAGAATTATCAATAACAGTAATTTAGGAGGCGGGGGAGATTGATCCCCCGTTTTTGCTATGACATTGGAGGAATACGCGAGATGTTGGAAGAAATTGGCTGATGGCATTCAGCCAATGATAAGGGATAAGATGGAAAAGGATGCTCCTCAGTTTGAGGAATATGTACGAGAACAGCTATATAGTGGTGTTGATGGAGATGAAAATCCTTTGATCCCTGGATATACTGAGGACCCATACTTTAAAAAAACTTATGGAGAGCATTGGAAGAAAAACGCCGAACGCTATAAAAATTGGAAGACAAAGATACAGAAACCGAAACCTTCATATCTGGGTTTTTCTGCAAGAGGGAACAATACTCCAAACCTTATCATACGTGGAGATTTTTATAGTTCCATCACGGCAATACCAATATCAAATGGTATAAGGATTGCCAGCTATGGCGTTTCTTTTGGTTCTGATATTGAGAAGAAATATGGCTATAAAATTTTCAAGGTAAGCTCCAAAGCAAGGAGGCATTATGTTACGTACAGGCTTATGCCCTCTATTGAGAAATTTATAAGGAGGTGCGAACTATGAAAAACTGCTTGTGCCAAGGAAATAAGTCAATGAGGGAGGTGGAACATATGCGTTCAATCGCAGAGAAGGCTGCTATTATGGATGAATGTGTTTATATATTATACAAGGTTGGAGATGTGTATAAATTCTGTCGTGAAGGTGAAAACTGGTCAGGCGAGTTTATTGAATTCATATTTCCGTGAAATGATAGCGGACATCCGGAAGGATTACCGCTATCTATGTAAAGGACGGATCTACAAAAGATCGTTTTCTCCTTTTTCAATATTGGCTCTTATTTGCCTTAGAAGCAAGAATGATCCTTCCATCTTGTAATTTCCTAAATTTTGTTTCGCCTGCATGATGCAGCTTTCGATAGTGAGGACTAAATCTGGAGTGAACGCAGATTTGTTAATTTGCATTGTTTTGGGAAGTTGGTTAGCATGATCATTAAACCATGCAATCATTTCATTCAATTCTTCCTCTGTGTAACTTTGTTTTTTTTCAGCCATATTATATTCCCATGATTAATGATGCTTATATCTAAAAACAGTTCGTTTGTTACAAATGTTTTGTGCAAAAAAAGACATTTATTTTTTAATTGAAAAACAAAACTATCAATTATGTTATAATTTAGATTTTGTCTAAATTGTGAATGTGATATTTAATAATTGCGTTACTATATATTACTATGCGTTACTTAGTATTACTATTAATTGATATTGTCTTTTGTTTAATATTCATACCATTGTATAAGATAAAAACATCATTTACCTTTGTATCTGTAACATGTGCAAAGCGTTACTTGATGTTGATTAAATATTCTCCTATTGGAGTTTATATATGACTGTTCCGTAGTAGCTTGCACCTATTACGGAACTTTCTTTTTATACGATTCCAAGCGTGGATAGTATAAGGGAGGAAAGCAGGAGTGAATAATGGCACAATGAGGTTCGATTCCCCACCTGCTACAATCAGTCAAAATAAATCCCCAAAGGCGGAAGTGACTGAGCCGCCAACGGGGAACAATATTAATCTTATATCGCAAAGATATGGAAAATTTTAATAAGTTAGTACCTATTGATGGGGAAAATGGCGAAAAAAGAACAATAAGTTCACTGCAAATTGCAGAAATTACAGGTAAGGCATATTGTGGCGTGTTGAAAGTCATTAGAAAGATGGATATTATGTGTGTGAAAATAACAATGAAAAATATATTTTCATTATTTGTTTGTTTGAAAAAATGTTGTAACTTTGCAGTGCGACACTTTTATATACATACTTGGTTTGTGGAATTTTTATGTCCCATTGATAGCTGCTGCCTAAAATATAAGCAGAGGTTTCTCCGTGCATATTCGCCCACAAGCCAATATGAAAGTGTCGCAACTTGGAGAAGCTCTCTGCTTTCTTTATTTATTAACTTTTAATTTTCATTATTATGCGACACTTGAATGAAAATCAAATCTTCCAATACAACGGAAGTCCTATCACCTTTCAGAAAGGCGATAGTGTTATGGTAAATGCCACAGAAATGGCTAAACCGTTTGGTAAATTAGTAGGGGATTGGCTTAGATTGAAAGCTACTACCGAGTTCACAGAAGCACTTTCAGCCGATATGCATATTCCCATATCGGCACTAATTCAAGTAGTTAAAGGTGGTAATAACGAACAAGGCACATGGCTTCACGAAGATGTTGCATTGGAATTTGCCCGTTGGTTATCTCCATCATTCGCTATATGGTGTAATAAGCGTATCAAAGAGTTGCTTCAATACGGCATGAGCGCCACACAGCCAACACTTGAACAAATGATTAATAATCCCGACTTGGTTATCAGTCTGGCTACACAGTTAAAGAGCGAACGGGAGGAAAAACAGCGTCTTGAACACCAGAACGCATTACAAGAAGAACAGCTACGCCAAGCAGCCCCGAAAGTAGAATACTGCAACAAGGTCCTTTCCTCCAAAGGCTATCTTACCGTTAACATGATAGCTTCCTGCATCGGTATATCTGACATCAAGCTAAACAAACTCCTTTGCCAATGGGGAATACAATATAAGGAAAGCGGAGTGTACTATCTCTATTCCAAATACCGGGATAAAGGATATACGGTGCATCGGCCGCACGCATATACCGACAGCCTAGGTAATATCAAGACCAGACAACATATGTACTGGACGGAGGCAGGGAAAAGGTTCATACTTGAACTATACAATTCTAAGGTAGCAGCCTAAATATAACATTATCAGTAACTTGTTTATCCGGGTAACACTCGGATAGCCCAACTATACCCAAAATTATGATAGAGATAACAATAGTATTTGTTTGCCTGTACCTAAGCTACAGGCTTACGAGGAAGCCCGAAGATAGCTTCTTCTATAAGAACTAATATTATTTTGCCACATATATAAAGAAGCGTAAATGCTGTATGGAGGTTTACCAACGTTCACATTTATGATACCCTACCGTCAATCTGGGCGGTAGGGTGGAGTATTTACGCCCGTTAACGTTGTGATTCGCAACATAATTTAAAAGACTATGAAAACAATAGATAAACTTGAAATTATACTTCAAAAAATGGAAGAACAAAATAATAGACTTGAACGGATATACGGCAAGCATCTCAAACTGATTGTATGCACTGGGAAAAGAAGTGAGAAGGTGAAATTTAAACATGAAGATTGAAGTGCTATGTTTGTAATTTATTTAGACAGTATTCTAAATTGCAAACAAATATGTCGTAATGTTTTGATTTGATTTTAAAAGTATATTACTTTGCTGAAAATAACCAAATTATTATAACTATATAAAAAAAGTATTATGGTAGTATTAGAATTAATTATGGTCATATTTGCAATCTTGCAAATTATTTTATTCTTTAAACTATGGAGAATGGCTGATAATGTAAATGAAATTGTAAGAAAAATGAGATTCCCTTATAACAAGTCTGAATCTTCATATCCTGAGTCGTATTCAAAATTCCTTTTTTTGCTGTACAATAAGAGTAAGGGTGATGCAAAAGAATATTTGTTAAAAGTAATGTGGGGAAGTCGTGATATGAATAGTTTAGTTTCTTGTAGTAAAGTTAAAGATTTTGAAACATATTATCATTATCTGCAATTAAAATATCAAAGTTGGTTTGATAAACTAGGCGAGGAATTTCCTTCATTTGATAATTTAAAGAAAGAAAAAAAATAAAATCCTTTTTCATTGGGAGAAGCAAAAACTTCTCCCTTTTTTATTTCCTTATCTTCATAATATCAATAAAATCACTATCTTTGCTCTTAGAAGGTGCATGAAGTCATGCACTACCCAAAACTTACGAAAATACCATGGCAGGAGCAGAATTTAAAATTACTGATGCGATTGATCCTAACATCGTTAAGAAGTTGAATGAGATAAGGATTAATATTCAAACCACATCTTCCGAATATGCGAATTTCACGAAACAATTAAGTGATGGCATAAATTTTAAGCCGGGTAATCTAAGAGAATACCAGTCTAAAGTTGACAGTTATAATGCTACAATTACCAAATTATATGCTTCTCAAAATAGGTTGTCTGAATTACAGGCTAGTCAATTAAAGTTATTGACCGATATTTCCCGTAAGATAGAGCTTCTTACCAAACCATTGAATACATTGGCAGACAAGATAACGGAAGTAAAAGTAAATTTGAGAGGTGCTTCCGAAGATCTGAAAAACGTGTCACAAGATGCGGAAAATGCTTCTGTTTCATTTCAAGAAGCATCTAAGAAAATATCCATGACTGCTGCTGATTTTGATTCAATCCGTCAGACGGTAAAGGCTTTTGATACACAAGCCTCCGAATTGAACAGTAGGTTAAGTGATAACAAAGAAACAATTTCAGCCTTAAGAACATCTCTGAGGGAATTATCAAAGGAGTATAAGAAAGGTGCTATCAGCGAAGAGGAATACAAGTCCAAAAGAGATGCTACGGTATCCCAGTTACGCATGCTGACAGAGCAGAATAAACAGTATTCGGCGATATTGAGAAATCATACGCAGGTAGCGATTGCCACAGCAGGAAGCTATAACGAGATGAAGGCTTCAATGCTTCAACTGGAAAAAGAATATTATAACCTTTCACAAGCTGCACGTGAGGGGACAAAAGGTATGGATATCTTGAACAATATCGGTAAGCTGAATCAAAAACTAAAGGATATAGATGCACAGATGGGCAATTACCAACGTAATGTGGGTAATTATGCTTCGGGTTGGAATGGGCTTAATGTTTCCATACAACAGATTGCAAGAGAACTTCCAGCTTTGTCTGTTAGTGCCAATACTTTCTTTCTTGCCATATCTAATAACCTTCCTATGTTTGTTGATGAGTTAAAGAAAGCGAGAATTGAATATGAGTTGGCTAAAAAATCAAATCAAACAGCTATACCCGTATTTAAGCAGGTATTGAGTTCCCTTCTTAGTTGGCAGACGGCTTTAGTTGTTGGGATAACTCTTTTATCGAGTTATGGAGGTGAGATAACCAAATGGGTGGGTAGCCTGTTTGATGCGAGAAAAGAAATTGATTATCTAAAACAGCTTCAGGAGGATTTGAATAAAGCTCAAAAAGAAGGTGTGAAAAATGCCCAAGATGAAGCTGTTAAATTGGATATATTATATAGGGCTGCTGTCAATTTGAATAAACCTATGGGAGAGCGGAAAAAAGCCGTTGAGGAACTGAAAAAGCAATATCCTTCATACTTTAAAAATATAAGTGATGAAAACATTCTTGCAGGTAAAGCGGCTGATAGTTATCAAAGGTTATCTAATGCCATATTAGCTTCGGCTAAAGCTAGAGCTGTGCAAGATCGTCTTGTGGAACAGGCTAAGCAAAAATTGGATTTGGAAGAAAAATTAGCAGATCTTGAGAGCAAAAAAGAAAAAGCGGAGGCAAGGAAACGGAGAGAAGAGGCTACTTTAGCAAAAATACCTACAAGTGCAGGAGAGGGATATGATTTTCAAGCACGGCTTGTATCTAAAGCGCAAAGCAAAGTAGAATCTTTGGATAAAGAAATAGATTCTTTGTTAAATCAGCTATACCAAGTAGATAAGGCTAGTAGGGATATGGCAAGATCTATTAACATTGGAGATGTTACATTTGATCCTCATTCTGCCGATAAAGCCGCAAATGATCTAGCACAATACATAGAGAATCTTAGGAATAAAATGGCTGACTTGTCCGTTTCTCTTATAGAGGATGAGCACCAGCGTAATCTTGCTGCCATAGAGAAAGAATATAAAGACCAGATAGCAGTTATAAAGGGATATTCTGAGGAAGAAAACAAACTCCGGGAAATGTTGGCCCAAGAGAGGATGCAGAAGATAGCGAAAGAGAATGAGGAATATGCTAAGAAGTTGGCAGAGGCCGAGGAAAAAAGGATTGAGGAAAAGAAAAAGTATACCGATGAGATGCTCAGACTGGAAGAAGAACAATCATCTCTCCGTATAGCAGCTACAAGTACTGGATATAGGGAACTTGAAAACATTATAACAGCCAATTACGCAAAAGGTCTGATGTCGCGAAAAGAATATGATGAAGCCATGCGTGAATTGGAGAAGCAAGCCGCAAACGAGCAATTGCAGATACAGATAGATGCTACTGAAAAAATGATCGAGATAGCGGAAGCATCGGGCGTGGTAAGCAAGCAACAGATTGAAATGCTGAGAGAATCCATAAAGGCAATGGAAGCAGAGATAGGTTCCATAAATGCGGATGATCAGGTGAAAAAAGCGGAAGAGCAACAGGATATTACACGAAGGAATTTTGAAGCGTTGAAAGGTTATTCTTCTGCATTGAAAGATCTTGCATCGGATATCGATAGTCCGTTTGCCGGTATATTTGACGGGATGGATAAGGGATTCAGTATTATGTCTGATAAGATATCGGGTGTTTGGAAAGAACTTACAGACGGTGAGAAGATAGAAAGAACTACCGAGATGTGGGGAGCGATGGTTAGCGGGATTGGTAGTATGATATCATCCATTTATGATCGCCAGATTGAGGCTGTTGAGGCTGAACAGGAAGCGAATGAGAAAGCTGGTGAAGAGGAAATTTCCCGTATAGAAGCTTTAGAAGAAAAAGGGGCTATAACAACAGAAGAAGCCGAAGCGCGTAAACGTGCGGCGGAAGATAAAACGGCACAAAAGAATGCCGAATTGGAGAAGAAAAAAGCTGCATTAAGAACAAAACAAGCAAAGTTTGAGAAAGCTACCAGTATAGCTGAAGCGGCTATACAGATAGCAGGTGGTATTTTGCAGACGATAAAACAATTGGGTTTCCCTGCTGCAATACCTATGATAGCTGCTCTAGGTGCTATGGGGGCGATACAGCTTGCTACTATTATAGCGACTCCTATTCCGAAATACGCCAAGGGCACTGATTCTCATAAAGGCGGATTAGCTGTAGTGGGTGATGGTGGCGTTTCCGAAACGATCGTTACAGATAAAGGGGCGTATATTACTCCGTCTGTCCCTACTTTGGTTGACATCCCTAAAGGTGCGAAGGTTATACCTTATGCTGTGGATATGGACAGGATAAAGGCTCATGCAAATGATTTTGATGGTCTTATGGCATATAGAAGCGAAAACAATCTTCCTCCTGTATCAATAGTTAATGATTATAGCGAACTGGAGAAAAAGATAGGGCATCTGGAGAAATCACAGCAGATAGGATTTGCAAAATTAGCCAAGGCGATAAGAGAAAACAATTATCAGCAATTTTCAAAAAGTATCTGATTATGAGGTATACAAGTGACATATATGAACTTCCTTTGTCCATTTTTATGGAGATTTATACCAATGATAGCAATACTATCGAATTTGACGGTGAGGACAAAGGGGCCGCATCGGCAAAAATTATCAATGACTATATAGAAATTGTTGGGAGCAAACAGTTGTCCTCTGAGATATTGAATTGTAATGAACGTATGAATCTCGCAATGACCGTGGAGTGCATGAAGGCATGTGAGAACATGATGAAGTTGAAAATGTATGATGAGGTGCGTGATATTCTGATGAAGATAGGTTATTCGTGCAAGAAAGCTGATGTAATGGCCATGAATGCTAGAATATCCGCGTTAAAATCCCGTGCACAATATGATTTGGATAAGATAAGTAAGGAAAAGAATGAGGAACCGAAGGAGAAGCCTACAAAACGGGGGTTTATAAATGAAGTTGTCGCTATTGGAAAATATAATAAGATGCATATCAATCTGAAAGAATGGACCGCCGGATCTTACGCCTGTCTTGTTAGGCAGACATGCGATGAAATAGAGGAATTGAACCGAAAGAGGAAGTGATTTGAAGGCTGGTTTGTGCGGTTTTGTTAAATTTACTATTTTGTCTATATGATGCATTTTTTTTAAGTAATTTAGTGGCAGAAAATAAATGAGGACATTGGTGGAGCTCTGTCTACATAAGATATTAAGCCGTCGGTCATTTGGTGTAGAGTTCCACAATATTGCATCATTTGGCTGGCGACTTTCTTTTTCCCCGTGTAAAGGAGCACGGTACGAAAATTGTATGGATGAAATTATTTAATTTGATTTAACCGCTTTATAAGCTTTTGTGATTCTCTATATTGTTCAGCCTGTGGAATTTTTATAAATTCAACAGTTTTATCATAGTTTGCTTTTACGACGTTCTCTATTTCATCAAGAGTCACCCTGAAAAATTCTCTACGTCCATTTATCATATTTACTTTCTTATTTTCAAAAGCATGATGTAAAGATGCTTCTAAAGTAGGCGCGTCATCTGAGAAAATCATTGCGTGAACATCGAATTTAAATGGAACAGAAGCATCGCCCAACTCATCTACTCGCTCCATTGGATCCAAACGACGTGTCATCCCTATTTTATATATATTTTCTCCAAAAGAGCCTATATTTGATATGACATATACATATCCGGCTCTTTTATTGGCTTCTCTATAGTCAATATCTTTTATTGCTATATCCAAATCAGAAAGATGTTTTTCTATTTCTTCTTTTTTCTCTAATAAAACTTCTCTTTCCAATTCGTTGCAGGACTCAATTTGTTTGTTGAGTTTTATAAGTGCATTGGTATAGTGTCTTTGTTCTTTCTCTATGTCTTTTCTTGCTTCTTCTATTTCTTTTTGTAAACGTGCTTCCTCACGCATTTGTTCGCGAATATTTCGTTGCTCCTCTTTTTCCTGTTGTTTCTTCATTGCATATTCATAAGCAAGTTGAAGCTCTTGAACTTTGAGCTCTATATAATTAGAAGATAATGAAACTGCGTTTTTTGTATTCATTTTATTCAGAACGTCAGCAGATTTATATATTTTTTCTTTATAGGCAGTTACATTGTTGAATTTTACTTTGCTGATAAGAATATCGCACTCGTCATTGAAACATCTTATGATTTGTTTGATGTTTTGATTTGTCATAGCACGGCCTTGTGCCTCACTTCCGTTTACAGTCCAAATGTGTGAGCAGGTGGCGGCAGTCTTATTCAATATCATGTTTTTCTGTTCTGTCCTAATAGTATCCAAACGACCTTTATACTGTTCTAAATTTGCAAAATCATAGATAGGGGAATATAAGCCATATTCTTGCAAAAGTATAGTTTCATCTAATTCTATAATTTGTGACTTTCTTTGTTTCAATTCTTCGGTGGAGGAAGCAATCTTGCTTTCTAAAGAGGCTATTTCATTTATATGCTGCTGTCGGTCTTGTTCAAATTTTAGATTTTGCTCATTAATAAATGAAAGTGTTTTTTCTTTTTCTTCTTCTATATTAGCAATGTCTTTATATTTGGAAAGCTCTTCACATTGTGATTGAAGATTTGTAATTTCGGAAGAAAGCCTTTCCTCTTTTTCTTTTGCTACTTCAAGATCTCTCTTTAAAAGTGCTATTTCCGTAAGTTCCTTGTGTTTCAGAAAATCAAATAGTCCCATCGTTTATCTGTTTTAGAAAGTTCTCAATATCTGTTTTGGATTTTACCGTGTACATCTTGCCTTGATATAAAATATCACCGTATAATTCATAACTTTCTATTTTGCTTTGCAATTCAAGTTGTTTTTTTGCCTTGGCCTTTATCTCCTTTTTACGGTTGCTCTCAATCAATTTCTGTTTGGCTTCTTCGATTTCTTGTTGTTCTCTAGCTAAGCACCTTTCCTCTGCTTGTTTTTTCTCAATTCCTTCCTTTTCAGCCTCTAATTTTACAAGTTTATGTGTATTATCAGCTATTATATTATCCCTTATTTCTTTGTCTGTGGTTATAAATACATTTAATGCGTCCAGTTTCCAATCTATATCAGTGATATTATGAGTAGTAAATTCACCGATAGATCGAATACGTTTGGATTCATAGACATATTTAAATCTTACAATGTCAAGGTGCAAAAGTAATTTTGAAATAAATCCTTCTTTATCATATAGACTTATATCACATAAGGCATTTTGTTTTTCAATAAAATGCCTTATGTCATGTAATTCATTTGTTATATAAATATTATCAAATGTTGTTCTATGATTGTAAATATCTACAACAACTTCTTTGATAGATTTTAATTTTTCCTTAATAATTTCTTTAGATTGATGTTCCAATAAAATAGAACTTTGTGGAACAAAAGCCTTGATAAAAAGAATTTTGTCTATAGTATCCTTGTCAATATTTAAAGAATCCATCTTGTTTTGATGTATAACTTGTGAAGTTGAGTGAAAATTGGAAGGCTCTTTTTCATCTGTTGATTTTTGGTTATCAATATCATCAATAATATTGTCAAATTCAGCCGTTTCTTTGATTGTCTTTCCTTTGAAAAAATTTAATAATCCCATGTTACTTTAATAGTTTATCCAAATCCTCAAACGAATTGTACTAATTAAATTTGACTTTTGGTACATTATCCACGTAAAAGTGAAAAATCCATCTTTAGGGCATGAACGATACGCAAGAAGCTGGATAGCTGCATGTCTGTATCTCCACGCTCAATACGGGAGATATAGCTTCTTGCTGTTCCTGTTTTTTCCGCGAGTTCACTTTGTGTCATTTTCAGCTCCTTGCGTCTATCACGTAAAATTACACCGTAATAATATGCACGCGCCTTTTCATCGAACTCTCTGCTACTTTCAGTGCCGGGAGCACCGTATTTGGCAGCCAAAAAATCTTCTGAGTTAATCAACTTGCTTGTATCAATCTTTCTCATTCCTGATATTCAGCAGGATATAGTTCCTATTTCGTACAAGAACTCAGGAGCCAAGTCCGCACCGTTCGCCCACTCGATTGTGGTGCGTGTAAGTCCGTACTGGGTAAACTTGCTTTTGTCCAACAGCTCTCCAAAGACTTCTCCGGTAAGATATGGCTTCAAGTCCACTCTTTTTCTGCTTTTGTCACTGAATGTCACAAGAAGCTCGTAATCTTTAATGTAATCTACATCTACTACTCGTAACATAAACGTTTATCATTTTAAAGGTTCTATTTTATCAATCTTGTCTCCTCTTTGAGCTTTCTCCCACAAAGAAAGAATTTCAGCCTCGTGTAAGTCCATCCATTGATTGACCTTGGCTATTACCTTTGCCGGAGCCTGCCCGTCCACAATTCTGTCCAATACACTGATGGAACACTCATAACTGCCATAGGAGAAATGAATATGCGGAGGGTTATGGTCTTTCCAATAGAGGCTTATTATAATACCGAAAAATCTACATATCTCAGGCATGTCATATTGTTTTTTGGTTTAATGCAAAAGTAACTAATTAGATACAAACATGCAAATATTTTCTGCTTTTTTCTTTGCCATATCAAAAATTATGCTTTACTTTGCAACGTCAAAACATTCATAGGGGCGGCAAACTCCTATGGCTTCAATCATTGGAGTTATTTTTTTGCCAAGACATATAAAAAGTAATATTATAATAAGATATTGCACCTACCGAGTGGGGTAACGGAAACGTCCCCAAAATAATCCTATGGATGTTTTGACAGCTCGTAGTAGGTGCATTTTTTTTGTTATGTCAAAACATCCGATTCAAGTCCTAAGCGAAACAGAGTTGCTTGGGCACAAGTTTACAGTTTACGGAACTGCCGAAAATCCGTTGTTCCTTGCCAAAGAAGTGGCAGAGTGTATCGAGTATGACCAAAGTAGCGTAAACAAATTAGTAAACCTTGTTGATGACGATGAAAAGGTTCGGAACAATCTTCCGACCCCCGGTGGAAATCAGCAAGTTTGGTTCTTAACCGAAGATGGCTTATACGAAGTCCTCATGCAAAGCCGTAAGCCAATCGCAAAAGAATTTAAGAAAGGAGTTAAGGAAATTCTAAAGACCATCCGCAAGACTGGCGGCTATATCGCAACTAAATCTGACGACACTCCCGAAGAAATCATGGCACGTGCTCTAACCATCGCACAAGCTACCCTCGCCAAGAGAGAGGAACGGTTAAAGCAGCTTGAAGCCCAAGCCGAACAACAGCAAGTCACCATCGAGATTCAGACAGAGGAAATCAAGAAAGCCGCACCAAAAGTCAGCTACTACGACAACCACTTGCAGAGTGTGAATACGCAGACGAGCACACAAGCCGCCAAGCAGATAGGAATGGATGCTGAAAAGCTGCACAAGAAGCTGAAAGAAATCGGAATCATTTACCGGCAAAGCGGACAGTGGATATTACATGCACCTTATTCTACATGGGGGATGCATTCTACCCGTTCACAGACGTACACACGCTCGGACGGTTCGACAGGAACAAGTGTATATACGGTATGGACTACCAAAGGTGTGCGTTTCATCATTGCTCTATATGAAAATGATTGGAACGTGAAGAAAGCCATCAAGCAGATAAAAGGTGAGCTGAATCCAGCCGCGTAATACTATTACATAATTATCAGCAGTCGGTTTCAATGCCCGACAGCCACAACTATATCCAAAATTATGATAGAGATAACAATAGTATTTATTTGTCTGTACTTATGTTACAGGCTTACGAGGAAGCCCGAAGATAGCTTCTTCTATAAGAACTAATATTATTTTGCCACATATATAAAGAAGCGTAAATGCTGTATGGAGGTTTACCAACGTTCACATTTATGATGCCCTACCGTCAATCCGGGCGGTAGGTTTAGAGTAATTTTATGCCCGTTAACGTTGCGATTCGCAACATAAATAAAAAGACCATGACAACATTAGATAAATTAGAAAATATACTCAAAAAAATGGAAGAACAAAATAATAGATTTGAATGCATATATGGCAAGCATCTTAAACTGATAGTGTGTACTGGTAAAAAGACAGTAGGCAAGTTTGATTTAAGAAATTATAATAAAATGATTATATGAGATAAAAATATAACTATATTTGCATAAGGATAACTAAAAACCCGGTACGCTTACCGGGTACACAAACACATTTAAAATAATCAGACTTCACAGTCCTAAAAACAAAAAAACTTTGATTATATGAAAATTACATTGTCACAACAAAAATAAGCATTATTTTACAAACGGCAAATTAATGGATAAGAAATGTTCTACCGCTGTGAATTGTTAATAAATGGTCTGAGGTACAGGGTTACTGATGATCTTGAGAATTGGGACGAGGTGAAGGCTAGTTTCAAGAGAAATGACTATGACGGTGTTATCCGTACTTTTTCTAACAAATTTTCTTTTGCTGGGGATGCTAGAATATTGCTGTTAAAACAATATGATGAAGATTATCTGAATGCTTCCGCTTCAATAATAATAAGTACAAGAAATAACAGTTGGTTGTATAATGAACGGTTTAGTTGCGCTCTCAATTTCTCTACATTGCAGGATAATGGTAGTATCTTACAGATAAATGCCGTGGATGATAGCGTGGCGTCCATGATAAAGGCTAAAAGGGGAACCCAATATGAATATCCTGTTGAAGAGGTGAAAAGTCCCATTCCTCTTGTTTATGACGGACTTGAACTTTCAGAATCAGCAAAATGGATTCCTACAGGTGATACATTGGAAGACGATGACACTCTTATTAATGTTTATTTCAGCAAGAAAATGTCACCAATGCCAATATCTATAACTGCCAGTGATTCCTTAATAAAGGGGTCTCTTGAATTTAATGATCAAACAGTAGGTGGTGATGATGTATATTCGATAAAGGCTCTGAAATCAATCAGGATAAATATAGAGTTTAATATTGATATGTTTGTGTTTAGGAAATATCAGTCTGGTGCTTTGGGATATGATGTAAGAGGTGTGAGGCTCCAGATTATGAAGATAAGTAATGAGATTGATAGTAATGGGGAAGCGGTGACTACGGAAACGGTGATAGGAAGTTTTGAACTTACGACAGAATCAGAAACGCCAGTGGAAAAGAAGGTTTCGGAATCGTACAATATAAGTCTTTTGCATAATGATAAAATAATAGTGAGAGCTATGTATGTCAATGAGAAAGAAGAGATTATACCTGTATTGCCGGATTTGCCATACAAAGTCTCAACATCAAGTTATTTTAAAGCATCATGGAAAAATCGAATAAACCCTGTTGAGATGGATGTTATAAAGCCCGATACATTGCTGAACAGACTGCTTAAAAGTATTAATGGAGAGAAAGATGGTTTGACTGGAGTGATTGAGGGGACAGGAGATAGAAGGCTTGATAATTGTATGCTCTTGGCGGCTGAATCAGCCCGTAAGATTCCTGAAGCCAAAATATATACATCCTTCACCAAATTTGCAAACTGGATGAGTTATGTGTTTGGTTATGCTTACGACATATCCGGGAATACAGTAACTTTTCGGCATAGAAGCAAATACTTCTCGGATGATGTTGTCAAAAGGATAGATGATTTATCTGATTATGAGATGAAGGTTAATTCTGCATTGGTGTATTCTCGGATACGGATAGGCTTTGACAAACAGGATTACGACACGGCTAATGGAAAGGATGAGTTCCGTTTTACGAATGAATATACCACAGGCGTGACCATGACGGACAATAGCCTTGAAATGATATCTCCATACCGTGCGGACGCATACGGCATAGAGTTCCTTGCTGACAAGATAGGTGAAGATACTACAGACAACGAAAGTGACACTGATTTATTTATGGTAGGGGTGAAATCTGATTCATCTGGACTTAAGTATATATTGAACAGAGATTATCTTATGGGTGGCGTTCTCAGCCCTGACACAATGTTCAATGCCATGTTTTCCCCTTCTTCTATGGTTTTGGCCAATGAAGCATACATCGGCTCATCTGTTGAGATGCTTACTTTTGCGTCATCAGATGGTAATAGTGATGTGGGTATTGATGGAATGGGGGAAAGTAGGGATATAATTCTTTCAAAAAGGATGTTTACTGTGGCGGAAGTAGAATTTGAAACTTCGGATGTAGAGCTTCCGGAAGATCTTACAGGAATTGTTGAATTTGAACATCAAGGCAAGGTTATACAGGGATATTATCAGCAGGCTGATTACAATTTCACAAAATCACAAAGTTCAAAGGTAACTTTGATTGTGAAAAATTCTAATTCTTTATAAAGATTCAATTTTTAATTGTTATATTTGCAATGAAAGCTTGTGAAGTCGCAAGCTGCTAGAAACTAACGAAAAGACCATGATATCAATCGGAGATGTTTGCCCGTTATTCTTCAAACCGCTGAAATATAAATATTCAAATGCAGGATGTTTCAGACAAGTATTTTCCTTGTCAGACAACATTTTGCTGCAAATTTTCTGCGATAATGGCGAAATACCTTTGGCCTTTTTGAATGATAAGATTGGCAATATCTCCTCGTCAATAGCACTGCTCACTTATGATGTTAATGAAAGCGTTAAGATGTATTATGCCTCATTATCTCCTTCGGAGGGGATATATACAGTAACTATAGGCGATAAGGAATGTGAGGAATTCTGTGTGTGTGAGAATATAGGTGATTCTATATTGATTGAATATTCCCATAAGGATAATAATTCTGCATTTGATAATATATTCTGGATTGATGATGTTCAGCAGATGTTTCAGTTCAGAATAATAGGAGGATTCAAACCGGATGGGGTAGATTTAAAAGTTGAGAACGAACAGTTCGTGAACCAGAAGCAGGAGATAATAGAAATGTATTCTCTTCCTTATAAGACATTTGATTTTGTATTTGGGACAAGTCGTGGTGTTCCGTATTATATAGCGGAGTTCATAAATAAGTTACTTTGCCTTTCTCACGTTAACATAGACGGTAATTTGTATGTACGGGAAGGGGATTCTGTCCCGGAAAAGCTGGATACAATAGGTAAAAAACAGATGTTTATATATAAAGTGACTTTACGCCCTAGAGAAAACGATATTGCTGGGATCGGAGGCAAAACTGAGATCGCAACTTCTTCTTCAGGTATAGCATTTTTGCTAACTAATCCTGAAGAGGACGATGTGTTAAAATACAAGAAGGCGCAAGCTGCTTTTGTTAATGAAAATTATGTGTAATCATGGCTAGAAATCATCCTATAAAGATATTGTGGTACGGTTCGGAAACGGATGCAGAAGGAAATCCGATTATACCGAAAATATCCCCATCATTTGAAAAGCGATTGGAAGGGTTGAATGAGGGTGAGATATACATACATAATGATGATAAGAATCCTTCTATTTACATAAGGACCAATAAAGACCGGGTTGTTGCCATATCGGGAAGTGCAAATATAGAGGAACTTTCCAAATACTTCCTTCGTAAAGATAAAGAAGATATCGCCAATGAGCTGATCACTTTTTTGAAAGGTCTTTTGATTGGTAAGAACGGTAGTGGAATTACTGTACTTGAGAACGGTATGTCACAGGCTGTTGTTGATTATCTGTATGTCAAGGTCAAAGCCGTTTTTGACGAGCTTGAAGTAAAGAAGAAGACGTATGTAGGTGGCGAGCAGGTGATTTCCCATGCAGGCATGAAATGCAACCGTGTGGATGAGTTGGATGATGTCTACCGTTGTTATTTCAAGGAAGAGGAAGACGGAATTGAGATAGAGAACCAGTTTACTCCGGGATCTCTCGCCATCGCACAGGAGTGCAATATCAAGACTGGCGTTTCTCATCATGTCGGCAACCGCTATTACTGGCGGTTGGTCACAGCAGTAGGTGAGAATTATATAGACCTGTCCAAGACCGTGTGTGATCCTAATGTCGAGAACGATGTTCCGGTGGCAGGTGATGATATCGTGGGATTGGGCCATAAGACCGATATTACCCGACAGGCGGCGATAATTCTCTCTTCGGTGAACGAAGTTTCTCCGTCCATCATCATGTATCAGGGTATTAATGATTTTACCTTGACCGGGAAAGACGTTATATCTTTTGATTTTGACAAATCTACCGGCAAGTCCCGGATGAAGGTGTACGGAGATACGTATATTGGCGACAAGGACCGGACCACTTACATGGAATACACTCAGGATAAAGGTGTTGATATCAAGGGTATGTTCCATATCGAGCAGGGTTCCACCGGATGGCGTA